AACAGCATCAAGTGCTGAATCCAAATCAATCAAGGATTCAGAAACAGTTGTATTACCATTAAGATAGTTGGTACCAGTAGAGGGAAGTGAACCAATACCATTATTTAATAAGTCAATTGCTGATTTTAAATTACTGGGATTTGAGGTTAAAAGATATCCAGCGCCTGTGCTTGTCCAAGGTGCTGGGTCGGCGTCGTTGTTTGAAGCGCCGGTAAAGGCCCACAAATTGGAGATATCCTCAATAAGTTCGACATCACCTTCCCAAGAGTTGATGAAGTCAGTGCGTAGCCATTCATATTCTTGAACATCTGACAAACGCTTTCTATAAGGATAAACAAAACCAACCTTTGAAATTCCAGCAGGCAGTGTAGTAACTGCTCCATTAGAATAAAAACGAGCATAAACATTAGTACCACTACCAGTAGCACCAAAATCTACACTGTCGTGTAGTTTAGCGTAAATAGTATAACCACCAAATTCAATTTCACTATCAGTGGCCATATTAACAACGTCGACTCGGCAGACATTATCTGCTCCGTTCTCGTCGACATATGATCCAGCAGTAGAAGCGAAAATTGGAAGACCGGTTCTATTATCGGAAGTGGCATAACGTGTAGTAGTTGCAATCAATACACCGGAAGCGCCGGTTGTTACATCATAACCAACACCATTATTGTCTGCTGTTACAGCAAGAATGATGGTTTTTGCATCAAGTGTGTTTCCTTTGATATTATCAAAAGAAAGCTGCTTGAGGGGCGTATTAGAGCCGTCTGTCTGGGTAGGGTCATAATATTTACCAAGATCGGTAAACCAATCCTGCGTACCCTTCATCTGTCTTATAATGGTTCGTAAAATATTAGTATCGTGTTCTAACGAACCAGAAAGAGAAGGCTCAGCAGTAGGCCCATCATTTACACCAGCTACTTGATCATCATACGTAGCAGCGCGCCTAATTTGCTCTAGCTGCCTAAGTAAGCTTCTAGCCATTGTGTATTTTCCTCCTAAATTTTATGAAAAAAAGGTTTAAAGAAGAGTTTTTGTAAAAAATATAGGAGGTCAAATCACACTACCCCCTATTACTTATTTCTAGCTCCTGGATACGCTTCCTTATAATGCGGCATAAGCTGTCTTTGCCGGCCATTTGATTGGCCTGCTGAAGTGAATATTTAAGAAGTTTAACATCCATAATGTGTGGAATAACCTCTCTAGATTTCCTAACGGAAAGACCAGTAACATCATCTACGGTCATTCCCTTAGCAACCATTGGTGCCACATTCTCCCCCCTTGATTTCTCCTCGACCTTTTGGGCCGGGGCGTCATCACCTTGGGCAACAGCCGTTACTCCTACTTCTTGTGTCTTCTTTAAATCCCCAAAAACATATGGCTTACCATTTTCAGTGAAAATTTGCCACTTGTTTTTATCTCGTAGTTTTACGTCTTGAAGCCATCTAATAAACTCATCGTCAGGTTCAAGATTATATTTTTTACCATACTGCTCGTAAAGCTCATCGAGTGGAATTTGTGCTCCGGGGCCCACAGCTCTTTTCATTGTGTGTGCCCACAAGCTTGTGATATTTCTCAAATAGCCTTTCATTATTAACTTCTCCTTTTCAGTTTAGTTTTTACCTTGTCCTCTTAATTCATTTAGCCAGTCTACCAGTGAATGTACTACGTTAGAAACTCTGTGTAAGACAAGCCCTAACATAAAAACATTAACGATGTCACACTCTAGATAGGTTATATAAATCGCAAGTCCAAAACCTATCCACACAGAAGTACAGTAACCGCAATCTAAAAGATCATGAAGCCATTTATTTTTCTCAAAGAAGAAAGCACGAACTGGTTTAAACAATTCCGACTTTGTTATTATATTGGTAATAGCTTCTACTACAATTGCGGCCAATACAAACTTAATATAAATATTCATATCAACCATGTGGCGCTCGACGTGATCTTCCTATCCTCGCCGGCGCCGTAAAAAATATTATAGTGAGCGATCGATAACGCCCAAACCCATCATTCTTGGGTCGAGACACGCGAAGCCTAACTCAGCCCAGCCAAAGAAACCTTGTTTCTGAACGCGAAGCAGAGTAGGATCGTCGATAGCCTCGTACTCCTTACGAATCGGCATAACCAATGAATCATTAACACCTAGATCAAAACCAAGTACCTGAGTCTCGCCTAGTGTGCCAACAGTACCATCAGCAGCAGTCACATTTGGGTTGTCCAAAGTATATGCGTTGTAAGTCTCGGTACCAGCAGCAGCAAGGAACTTGCCATAGGCAGAGGCACTTCCGTTGATGTTGTACAAACCAGTTGCACCAAGATGTTGAATTTCATGAAGCTTTACATTCCAGATCTGACCCATACCAGAAGCTTGGAAAATCTCTCTACGGGTTACGGGGTCAATATCTGTGTCAGTCCACTCACGAATATCAGCAGCATCTTCAGGTGAAACGTACAGATCGGTCAAGGTACGACCGATTCTCTTGAAACCAACAATCATTTTATTAATAAGCTCCTTAGAAAGATATCCAGCACCAGTTGATGCGGGGTTGATTTCATAGATAGGAGCCGGGCGTGAGCCCAACAGACCCTTACCAGAGAAGGCTGATGTTGCCGACGGCATAATTACACGCCAACCGCACTCTTCTTCGTAGTTGGCCAAGTCTTTGGCAACACGAGCAGCTGATCTCGATGCGATGTCTACGCGCGAATCGCGCGCGTAAGAAATCTTCCAATCTGCGGAAGCGTTAATAGCGAAAGTAGGAATATATACTTCTTCTCCGATACCTTCGATGAAGTTCTGAGCTAAATAACCCAAGCCAGGCAGAACCCAGACCGGGATTTCAAAATCTTCTGCAACTGGATATACAGCTTGTGCACCAGAAGCAAGACGTTCTACTGCGAACAGTGAACGCATGATTGACTCCAGCTCAATCTTCTGAAGAATAGGAGTCGTAAGAGCAGCCGCGAACGCACGAAATGCAGCTTGACCCTCGGGGGTCTGTTCTGCGGTGGCTTTAAAAAGTTCTCTCATTTCTTTAAGATCCATGTTAAAGAGATCCTCCCTTAATATAGTTTAGGAAGCACTAACCGTGCCTTTATCCAAATAATTACACCAAAAGCTTAATACGAATTGGGTACAGAGTGGTGTTATTGATGTTTGCACTTGCCTTAGCAGCGCTAGCACCCTTAACAACTACAGCAACTTGTGTAGTAGTACCTGTACCAATTAAACGTTCCCCAGCAACAGCACCAGCACCACCAGCAGGCGTATCACTATTTGTAACCTTAGCACTATCAATACCGGGATACAAAGCCTGGCTAGGAAGCAAAGCGGTTGCGGCGGCAGCTCCACCCTTTGAAGTATAATGTACAGTGTCCCAAATACCAAGATGTGCAACACCAACAGGAACAGCCTTGGTTCCACGAATAGTACCATTAGTGTTGTAATCAGGCTGAGCTAGAACATCACTTGACCCAAAATCACCTGGCATAAAATAACCAGTTGGATGAACCTGATGATAGCCGGTTTTCACCTTCTGCATAAGGAACCCAAAAGGATCAATGGAAACACCAAACGCCATTTTATACACAACGGGTTCTTGATTGGTAGCTGACGAAAGAAGCCCCACAACCGAACCAGCATAAGCTACTACACCGCCGACACCGGCAGAACCAGTGTCTTGCTGATCGCCGTAGCTACAAAATTGATTTTCTACAACAGGATGTCTCGGAATAAACATAATCCTATATCCTCCTCTTTACTTTTTAGCTGTCATAAGTCCGGCCAAAGCTTTTCCCATCTCAGCGTACTTAGACATAATGTCGATATTTTTAACTTCCAAATTCAAGGCAGCGACAGCGGCCTTCTTTGGATCAACTTCTGGCGGAGGAATGTCTCCTTCACCTGCATTTTTCTTTTCCTCAGCGGCAGCAGCTTCAGCAGCGGCGGCTTCAATAGCAGCGGCTTCCTTTGCTTTTTCCTCTTCGGTTTTCTTTGATTCTACTTCAGCAGCTTTCGCCAATTCAGCCTCTACAGCTTTTCTCAAAGAGATGAGTTCGTCCTTGTAAGAAGCGAATTCCTCATCAGTCAATGATCTAATTTTTGTAGTTTGTGCTACTTTGTCGGAAAGTGCTACGCCGGAAGAAACAAGATCAGACATGCGCACTTCTGCGGCTTTGTCTTTCTTCATCTCTTCAATGTTTTTCTCAGTTTCAGCCAATTTTGCGGTAGCAACCTCGGTCTCTTTCTTAGCTGCCTCAAGCTGAGATTCGAGATCCTTGATTTTACCTTCGGACTCTGTGACCTTGCTAGCAACTTCTGCTTCTTGAGCATTCTTGCTTTCAAGGGCTTCAGTTAGCTGATTAATAGTCTCAGCTGCCTTCTGCAAAGCCTCTTCAGTTTTGAATTTTTTCTCGGCATCTTCCTTCTGAGAAAAAATCTCGGCAACTACAGCCTCGATGTCTTTCTTCAGTTGATCATTCATCATGAAGTAATACCTCCTGAATTTGTTGAGATATTTTCTCTACCAACCTGAATTCTTAAATGTTTGATTTACGGGTTCCTTTTCCTTAGTTCCTAAAAACTAAATTGTATTATGGAAACATTTGTTGCGCGCCAGTGTTACCACGGCACTTTAGTTTTGTGATGTTGGGTGAAAGTCCTACCATGACAATAACATCCACTGATCCTGCTGCACTAGAGCTAACAGTAATTGTATTAGCGCCAGAATTCTTGGTTACATAAGGATTAGTACCAGTGGGGCCGCTAACTGCTACTTTGCAATAATCAGCCATTTTCATGCCATGAAACTTAACTCCGCTAACTAAAGTTTTGGTACCAGCACCACTAAAAGTCAGTGTCTCGGCCCAAATAAACGGGGAAGCATGGTTGTTGCCCATATTACGATAAATAAGGGCCTTATCATCATCACCATTAATCTTGGTAAGCTTTGGTACACTTCGTAGTGGAGGTCTTCCTCCAGAAGCGGTAGTGTGACCCATTTGTCCGATATTAATATCTGGCATATTATGCCCTCCAATTGTTTTTACGATAGAGTTTTAACTGCCTCGTAAAAAGCAGCTGTTATTCCAACTTTTTCGTATTTTTTATTGCTTTATCAAGTTGTGATAGAAGTTTCTCGCGACGATCGTTCTTATCTCGTTGAGAAAATAGTTTTTTAGCGACGGCGACAACTTCAACTTCAACTTGATTTTTTAAGCAATTAGGATCTGTTGTGTCTCGTGAAGAAGACGCACAGTCCTTATCATACAATGTACACCAATTTTCATGAAGTACTTCTGTATCAGGACCGGCGGGTTCATGTGAAAAAAGACGTTTTTTATAACTAACACAAATACCGACTGTGTCGTTATACACCATCTCTGATTTTTCTTTGTCAGTTTCGGATGTTACAGGTGGGTTCTCTATATTAGAAGAGGTTAGTTTATTGTCGTCCACCTTTAATTTATCATAATCAAGTGTGATTATATCTTTGTCATCCACTTTAATATCCTTATTGTTTGCGGTTTCCATAATTACAGATGGGGGATTAGCAGGATTTTTAACGATACCACAACCAGAAAAAGCAATTCCTCTTAACACTCTTTCTACATT